TGATTTCTTAATGAAAGGAACTGATTTATGGGATTGTTTACGACCCGCCAGTTACTCGGTTATACCGAACAAAAAGTTAAATTCCGTGCGCTGTTTCTGGAGCTGTTTTTCCGCCGTACGGTGAATTTCCACACCGAAGAGGTGATGCTGGACAAAATTACCGGAAAAACGCCGGTGGCGGCCTATGTCTCCCCGATCGTTGAAGGAAAAGTGCTTCGCCATCGCGGTGGTGAAACCCGCGTGTTACGTCCGGGCTACGTCAAGCCCAAACACGAATTTAATTACCAGCAGGCGGTTGAGCGCCTTCCTGGTGAAGATCCGGCTCAGCTGAACGACCCGGCCTACCGTCGTCTGCGTATCATTACCGATAACCTCAAACAGGAAGAGCACGCTATTGTCCAGGTGGAAGAAATGCAGGCGGTGAATGCCGTGCTGTATGGCAAATACACCATGGAAGGGGAACAGTTTGACACGGTCGAGGTGGATTTCGGACGCTCTGAAGGAAATAACATTGAGCAGGCCGACGGTAAAAAATGGTCTGAGCAGGACCGTGATACGTTTGATCCGACGCATGATATTGACCTTTACTGCGATCAGGCCAGCGGTCTTGTGAATATTGCCATTATGGACGGTACGGTCTGGCGTCTGCTGAATGGCTTTAAGCTGTTCCGCGAAAAACTGGATACCCGTCGCGGCTCAAATTCACAACTCGAAACGGCAGTGAAAGACCTGGGAGCGGTGGTGTCTTTCAAAGGGTATTACGGTGATCTGGCCATTGTGGTGGCGAAAACGTCTTATGTGGCAGACGACGGTACCGAAAAACGTTATCTGCCGGTGGGCACACTGGTCCTGGGGAATACGGCAGCAGAGGGCATTCGTTGCTATGGTGCCATTCAGGATGCGCAGGCGTTGTCCGAAGGTGTGGTGGCCTCTTCCCGTTATCCGAAACACTGGCTGACTGTGGGCGATCCGGCCCGTGAATTCACCATGACGCAGTCCGCACCGCTGATGGTGCTGCCGGATCCGGATGAGTTTGTGGTGGTGCAGGTGAAATAATCCGTGAGCGGGGGCGAAATGCCCCCGTGTCTTTTTTCACAGGAGGCTGAGATGGCAACAAAAGAAGAAAATCTGAATCGTCTTCGTCAACTTGCTGGCCTGCTGGGGCGCGAGGCGGATATGTCGGGGAGTGCTGCGGATATTGCGCAACGTGTGTCTGAGTGGGAAGAGGAGCTTGCTGTTTCCCCGGAGGGCATTATGCACTCTGATGAGAGCGGGGCTGATCAAAATCACACAGACGATGGTGAGCAGTTGAACAACACGGATGCTCCGGATGATGTTAAAGCCGTCCGGGTACGGAAGTGCCTGCAAGTAATGGGGTATTGCCCGGAGACAGGTCGTCCCGTTGAGCTGGCGTTACGGGGTATGCGTGTTCTGGTGCCATCATCACTGGCAACGGCCATGATACAGCACGGAACGGCTGAATATGCGTGATTTTCAGAATGCCTTTGATGCTGCCCTCGCCGGGGTAGACAGTACGATCGTTGAAGTGATGGGGCTCTGTGCGCAGTTCACCTCGGGGGCACAGTGTGGCAGCGAAGTTCAGGGGGTTTTTGACGATCCGGAGTCGCTGGGGTTTGCCGGTGGCGGGGTCCGTATTGAAGGAAGCAGCCCGTCATTATTTGTGCGGACGGATACGGTTCGTGCCGTGCGGCGTGGTGACACGCTGACCATTAATGGTGAGACATTCTGGGTGGATCGTGTTTCTCCGGATGACGGGGGCAGCTGTTATCTCTGGCTCAACCGTGGGCAACCACCCGCAGTTAACCGGCGACGATAAACGCAGGGTGAATTATGGCGATAAAAGGGCTTGATCAGGCGATTGACAATCTGAGCCGGGTTCGTAAAAACGCCATTCCGGCTGCTTCTGCAATGACCATTAACCGCGTGGCCACAACGGCGATTAATCAGTCTTCGTCACAGGTTGCCCGGGAAACCAGGGTGAGACGGAAACTGGTAAAGGAACGGTCCAGACTGAAACGGGCGACGGTCAGAAATCCGAATGCCAGAATTATCGTTAACCGCGGTGATCTCCCTGTGATTAAGCTGGGGATCAGAATGCTGGGGCGTCGTCCGAACAGCATACTCAAAGCCGGTCAGCATCGTTATCAGCGGGCATTTATCCAGCGATTAAATAATGGGCGCTGGCATGTTATGCAACGTCTTCCCCAGGCCAGATATGAGGAGGGCAATGACGACAAGGGAAGGAAAAAGCGTAATCGCCTTCCCATTCAGGTGGTGAAAATCCCGATGGCGGCCCCACTGAAACAGGCATTTGATGAGAATGTTGACCGTATCCGGCGTGAACGCCTGCCTAAAGAACTGGCATACGCGCTGAAACAACAACTGAGGATTGCGATAAAACGATGAAACACACTGACATTCGTGCCGCAGTGCTGGATGCACTCGAGCAGCATGAACACGGGGCGACGCTGTTTGATGGTCGCCCCGTTGTTTTTGACGAAGAGGATTTTCCTGCGATCGCGGTTTATCTGACGGATGCAGAGTATACCGGTGAAGAGCTGGATGCAGATACCTGGCGGGCCACACTGCATATTGAGGTGTTTTTACCGGCACAGGTACCTGATTCGGAGCTCGATCAGTGGATGGAAAGCCGGATTTATCCGGCGATGACTGCGATCCCTGCACTGGCAGGACTGATTACCACGATGGTTACGCAGGGCTATGAGTATCGTCGTGATGACGATATGGCGTTATGGAGCTCTGCAGATCTGACTTATTCCATTACATACGAGATGTGAGGACGATATGGCAACACCAAATCCCCTTGAGCCGGTAAAAGGTGCCGGTACCACTCTGTGGGTTTACAACGGCAAGGGTGATGCTTATGCAAACCCGTTGTCAGACGATGACTGGCAGCGACTGGCTAAGGTGAAGGATCTGACGCCGGGCGAGATGACGGCAGAATCCTACGATGATAACTACCTGGATGATGAAGACGCGGACTGGACCGCGACCGGGCAGGGGCAGAAATCTGCAGGTGATACCAGTTTTACGCTGGCCTGGAAACCGGGAGAGGAAGGCCAGAAAGGGCTTATAGGCTGGTTTGAAAGCGGCGATGTCCGGGCCTATAAAATCCGTTTTCCGAATGGCACGGTGGATGTGTTTCGTGGCTGGGTCAGCAGTATCGGTAAGGCCGTGACGGCGAAAGAAGTGATCACCCGCACGGTGAAAGTCACTAACGTGGGTAAACCTTCTGTAGCGGAAGAACGCAGCAAAATTACGCCGGTCAGTGCGATTAAGGTGACGCCGACATCCGGTACGGTGGCAAAAGGGAAAACAACCACCCTGACGGTTTCTTTTGAGCCGGAAAGTGCAACCGACAAGACGTTCAGAGCGGTTTCCGCCGATCCGTCGAAAGCCACCATTAGTGTGAAAGATATGACAATTACGGTAAACGGCGTGGCGACAGGTAAGGTGCAGATCCCTGTGGTGAGCGGAAATGGTCAGTTCGCCGCAGTGGCTGAAGTCACCGTTACTGAAGCGGGCGCTGCAGGGTAAACGGAGGTAATACATGTTTCTGAAAACAGAACAATTTGAATATAACGGTATGTCCGTCACGCTTTCCGAATTGTCTGCGCTGCAGCGGTTTGATTATATAAAGTTTGTTTCAGACGCAGAACAACAGGAGACAACGAAGCATGATGTCGTGCACATTAACCAGCGATATCTGGAAACGGCATCCCTGCTTGTGGCGATGTCGCTATGGCATACCCATTCCCTCAAAGGCACTCTGGCCTCTCCGGAGACAGAGATGCAGCAGATCCGCCGTGAAGTGATGCTGGGATGGCCTGCTGATGCACTGAATCAGGCAACGAACCGGGTGCTTTATCTTTCAGGTATGCTGGATAACCGGCACGATGCCGATCCTGAACAAACCGGGAAAGCAGAAGCGACTGAGCCGGTAACATCAAAAAAGCATTCGAAGGCGAGCTGAACTTTGTCCTGAAACTGGCGCGAGAGATGGGGAGACCCGACTGGCGCGCCATGCTTGCCGGGATGACATCCACCGAATATGCCGACTGGCGACGTTTTTACTGCACGCATTATTTTCAGGATACCCAACTGGACGCTCATTTTTCCGGGCTGATGTACGCCGTACTCAGCCTGTTTTTTGGCGATCCGGATATGCATCCGGCGGATTTCAGTCTGCTTGCTCCAGCGTGTGAGGAAGAGCAGACGGAGATGCCGGACGAGGAAGAAATGCTGATGCAGAAAGCGACAGGAGTTGCCGGAGGCGTCCGGTTCAGAGGGGACGGAGGGCGCGATATTTCACCTTCTGCGGATGTGGTGGATGTCAGCGAGGATGATGTTGCATTAATGATGGCTTCAGCGGGGATTTCCGGAGGTGTGAGATATGTCCCAGCCAGCGGGTGATCTGGTTATTGATTTGAGTCTGGATGCGGCCCGGTTTGATGAACAGATGGCCCGGGTACGCCGTCATTTTTCCAGTCTGGAGGCGGATGCCAGAAAAACCGCCAGTACTGTTGAACAGGGGCTGAGCCGACAGGCGCTGGCTGCACAAAAAGCCGGGATATCAGTCGGACAGTATAAGGCTGCCATGCGCACACTGCCCGCACAGTTCACGGATATTGTCACTCAGCTTGCCGGTGGTCAGAATCCCTTCCTTATCATGCTGCAGCAGGGGGGGCAGATCAGCGATTCATTCGGTGGACCGCTCAGCCTGCTTACCCTGCTGAAGGAGGAACTTCTCGGGATCAGGGATGCCTCTGAATCATCAGAGGAGTCGCTGTCAGATACGGCAAATGCACTGGCTGAAAATGCCCGGAATGCCGGTGAGCTGGGACGATTTATGTCGGTGGCCCGTGTGGCGGCAGGTGGCGGGGTTGCCGTACTGGCCGCGCTTGCTGCCGCCGCCTGGCAGGCAGAGCAGGCTGACCGGGCCTTATTGCGTTCACTGATCCTGACCGGAGGGGCGGCTGCCACCACAACGGCAGAATTGTGGAAAATGGCCGGGGTGATCAGCGATGAAGCCGGTGGTGGTATCAGACAGGCGGCAGAAAATCTGGCCCGTCAGGCAGAAAGCGGGAAATATACCGCCGGGCAGCTACGGATCATGGGGGAAACCTCTCAGAGATGGCTGCAGACGGTGGGGGACGATGCCGGGAAGGTGGAAAAAGCCTTTGAAGGGATTGCAGCAGATCCGGTGAAGGCGCTGGCCTCCCTGAATCAGCAGTATAACTTCCTGAGCGTTTCCCAGTTACGCCATATTGATGAGCTTGAGCGCACGAAAGGTAAACAGGCTGCGGTGACGGAGGCGATGTCCCTGTTTGCGGATGTCATGAATGCACGTCTGGAGCAACTTGATAAAGCGGCCACGCCGGTGGAAAAAATCTGGGACGATGTTAAAACTTGGACTTCTGACGCATGGGCATGGATAGGTGATCATACACTGGGGGCACTCAGTCTGATCACTGACGTGGTGGCCGGAACCGTTGAACAGGTGAAGCTGCTGCTTGTGCAGGGGGATCTGGCGCTGGCTGAATTTATTCAGTCAGCCTGGGAAACGACAAAGAATGTGCCCGGCGTTGGTGCGTTGTTTGGTGAACTGGCAGAAGAGAACCGCGTATTTATTGAGAAAACAAAACGCGATGAACTGGCGCTGAGAAAATCCATTGCGGAACGGGATGCGCGTATACGCCAGGGGGAAATGGGGTACATCAACCGCTCGCGTGCAACAGGCGTCAGCAAAGGTCCTGGGCAGCAGGAAGCCGTCAGCCGTCTGGCTGAAGAGCTGACAGGTAAAAAGCATACATCACCGAAAACGCGCTCTGCCGGGGAGAGGGAAGAGGAGCAGGCAAGAGAGGCTCTGCTTGCCCTTGAAGCTGAGCTCAGGACGCTGGAAAAACACAGCGGTGCGAATGAGAAAATCAGCCGGCAGCGCCGTGATTTATGGAAGGCGGAAAGTCAGTATGTGGTCCTGAAAGAGGCCGCCACGAAACGGCAGTTATCTGAGCAGGAAAAATCCCTGCTGGCTCATGAGAAAGAGACGCTGGAGTACAAACGCCAGCTGGCTGAGCTGGGAGACAAGATTGAACACCAGAAGCGGCTGAATGAGCTGGCACAGCAGGCGGCGCGGTTTGAACAGCAGCAAAGCGCGAAGCAGGCGGCAATCAGCGCAAAAGCCCGCGGCCTCACCGACCGTCAGGCGCAGCGGGAGTCGGAAGAGCAGCGCCTTCGTGAGGTGTACGGTGATAATCCGGCTGCGCTGGCGAAGGCCACATCGGCACTGAAGAACACCTGGTCTGCGGAGGAGCAGCTTCGTGGAAGCTGGATGGCCGGGATGAAGTCCGGCTGGGGAGAGTGGGCGGAAAGTGCGACGGACAGTTTTTCGCAGGTTAAAAGTGTGGCCACGCAGACCTTTGACGGTATTGCACAGAATATGGCGGCGATGCTGACCGGCAGCGAACAGAACTGGCGGGGATTCACCCGTTCCGTGCTGTCCATGATGACAGAAATTCTGCTTAAGCAGGCAATGGTGGGGATTGTCGGGAGTATCGGCAGCGCCATTGGCGGGGCTGTTGGTGGCGGCGCATCCGCGTCAGGCGGTACAGCCATTCAGGCCGCTGCGGCGAAATTCCATTTTGCAACCGGAGGATTTACGGGAACCGGCGGCAAATATGAGCCAGCGGGGATTGTTCACCGTGGTGAATTTGTCTTCACAAAGGAGGCAACCAGCCGGATTGGCGTGGGGAATCTCTACCGGCTGATGCGCGGCTATGCCACCGGTGGTTATGTCGGTACACCGGGCAGTCTGGCTGACAGCCGGTCGCAGGCGTCCGGGACGTTTGAGCAGAATAACCATGTGGTGATTAACAACGACGGCACGAACGGGCAGATAGGTCCGGCTGCTCTGAAGGCGGTGTATGACATGGCCCGCAAGGGTGCCCGTGATGAAATTCAGACACAGATGCGTGATGGTGGACTGTTCTCCGGAGGTGGACGATGAAAACCTTCCGCTGGAAAGTGAAACCCGGGATGGATGTGACATCGGCTCCTTCCGTCAGGGAGGTGCGCTTTGGTGATGGCTATTCCCAGCGTGCGCCTGCCGGGCTGAACGCTGACCTGAAAACGTACAGCGTGACGCTGTCTGTCTCCCGTGAGGAGGCCATGGCGCTGGAGTCGTTTCTGGCTGAGCACGGGGGCTGGAAGGCCTTTCTGTGGACGCCGCCTTATGGTTACAGGCAGATAAAGGTGACCTGCGCAAAATGGTCGTCGCAGGTCAGTATGTTGCGTGTTGGGTTCAGCGCAGAGTTTAAACAGGTGGTGAACTGATGCAGGATATCCGGCAGGAAACACTGAATGAATGCACCCGTGCGGAGCAGTCGGCCAGCGTGGTGCTCTGGGAAATCGATCTGACAGAGGTCGGTGGAGAACGTTATTTTTTCTGTAATGAGCAGAACGAAAAAGGTGAGCCGGTCACCTGGCAGGGGAGGCAGTATCAGGCGTATCCCATTCAGGGGAGCGGTTTTGAACTGAATGGCAAAGGCACCAGTACGCGGCCCACGCTGGCAGTCTCTAACCTGTACGGCATGGTCACCGGTATGGTGGAAGATATGCAGAGTCTGGTCGGCGGAACGGTGGTCCGGCGTAAGGTTTACGCCCGTTTTCTGGATGCGGTGAACTTCGTCAACGGAAACAGAGACGCCGATCCGGAGCAGGAGGTGATCAGCCGCTGGCGCATCGAGCAGTGCAGCGAACTGAGCGCGGTGAGTGCCTCCTTTGTACTGTCCACGCCGACGGAAACGGATGGCGCTGTTTTTCCGGGGCGTATCATGCTGGCCAACACCTGCACCTGGACCTATCGCGGTGATGAGTGCGGTTATCACGGTCCGGCAGTCGCGGATGAATATGACCAGCCGACGTCCGATATCACGAAGGATAAATGCAGCAAATGCCTGAGCGGCTGTAAGTTTCGCAATAACGTCGGCAACTTTGGCGGCTTCCTTTCCATTAACAAACTTTCGCAGTAATCCCATGACAGAGACAGAATCAGCGATTCTGGCGCACGCCCGGCGATGTGCGCCAGCGGAGTCGTGCGGCTTCGTGGTAAGCACGCCGGAGGGGGAAAGATATTTCCCCTGCGTGAATATCTCCGGTGAGCCGGAGGCGTATTTCCGGATGGCTCCGGAGGACTGGCTGCAGGCAGAGATGCAGGGTGAGATTGTGGCGCTGGTCCACAGCCACCCCGGTGGTCTGCCCTGGCTGAGTGAGGCTGACCGGCGGCTGCAGGTGCAGAGCGATTTGCCGTGGTGGCTGGTCTGCCGGGGGGCGATTCACAAGTTCCGCTGTGTGCCGCATCTCACCGGGCGGCGCTTTGAGTACGGGGTGACGGACTGTTACACACTGTTCCGGGATGCTTACCATCTGGCGGGGATTGAGATGCCGGATTTTCATCGCGGGGATGACTGGTGGCGTCACGGTCAGAATCTCTATCTTGACAATATGGAGGCTACTGGTTTTTACCGTGTCGCACTGACAGAGGCGCAGCCGGGCGATGTGCTGCTGTGCTGTTTTGGTTCATCGGTGCCGAATCACGCCGCCATTTACTGCGGCGACGGTGAGCTGCTGCACCATATTCCTGAACAACTGAGTAAACGAGAGAGGTATACCGACAAATGGCAGCGACGCACACACTCCCTCTGGCGTCACCGGGAATGGCACGCATCTGCCTTTACGGGGATTTGCAACGATTTGGCCGCCGCATCGACCTTCGTGTGAAAACGGGGGCTGAAGCCATCCGGGCACTGGCCACACAGCTCCCGGCGTTTCGTCAGAAACTGAGCGACGGCTGGTATCAGGTACGGATTGCCGGGCGGGACGTCAGCACGTCCGGGTTAACGGCGCAGTTACATGAGACTCTGCCTGATGGCGCTGTGATTCATATTGTTCCCAGAGTCGCCGGGGCCAAGTCAGGTGGCGTATTCCAGATTGTCCTGGGGGCTGCCGCCATTGCCGGATCATTCTTTACCGCCGGAGCCACCCTTGCAGCATGGGGGGCAGCCATTGGGGCCGGTGGTATGACCGGCATCCTGTTTTCTCTCGGTGCCAGTATGGTGCTCGGTGGTGTGGCGCAGATGCTGGCACCGAAAGCCAGAACTCCCCGTACACAGACAACGGATAACGGTAAGCAGAACACCTATTTCTCCTCACTGGATAACATGGTTGCCCAGGGCAATGTTCTGCCTGTTCTGTACGGGGAAATGCGCGTGGGGTCTCGCGTGGTTTCTCAGGAGATCAGCACGGCAGACGAAGGGGACGGTGGTCAGGTTGTGGTGATTGGTCGCTGATGCAAAATGTTTTATGTGAAACCGCCTGCGGGCGGTTTTGTCATTTATGGAGCGTGAGGAATGGGTAAAGGAAGCAGTAAGGGGCATACCCCGCGCGAAGCGAAGGACAACCTGAAGTCCACGCAGTTGCTGAGTGTGATCGATGCCATCAGCGAAGGGCCGGTTGAAGGTCCGGTGGATGGATTAAAAAGCGTGCTGCTGAACAGTACGCCGGTGCTGGACA